TTTTACGGCATGCCAATATTAGCAGAAAATAATAAACCTAGACTCTTGTATCATTTTAAACGTAGAGGTTATAGAGGGTTTGCAATGAACAGACCAGATAAAAAAAGAAATAAATTATCAATTACAGAAAGAGAAATAGGTGGAATACCTAACTCTAGTGAAGATATAAAACAATCACACGCTTCTGCTATAGAAACATATATAGAACACTTTGTTGGATTAAAAGAAAATGGTTATGGAGATGTTTACTTTCAAAGAACGTTAGAAGACTGGGCACATTTTAATATAAATAATAGAACAACGCATGATGCTTCTATTAGTTCAGGTCTAGCTTTAATGGCTTGTAACAAACACATATACTCTCCAGTAAATAAGATAGAATTACCGGCGATTGATCTTGGTATAAAGAAATATGATAACAAAGGAACTACATCAAAAATTATAAGTTAATGAATATATATACTAACACCAATAGCGCTTTCCCTAGTCAAGTAGTGAGTGATGCAGAAAAAGCAAGTATTGAATACGGTAGTCAAGTAGCAATGGCTATTGAGTACGAATGGTTTCGTTCAGGAAGAACCGCTGGTAATAGATACTTAACTAATTGGAATAATTTTCACGACTTACGACTCTACGCTCGTGGAGAACAAAGCATACAAAAATACAAAGATGAATTGTCTATTAATGGCGATTTGTCTTATCTTAATTTAGACTGGAAACCAGTACCAATATTATCTAAGTTTGTAGATATAGTTGTTAATGGTATATCTAGTAAAAGTTACGACATAAAAGCTTATGCTCAAGATCCTTCTTCTGTAAAGAAAAGAACAGAATATGCCTCTAAACTACAAGAGGACATGGTTGCTAAAGAGTATTTAGAATCATTAAAATCTACTTTAGGTATAAATCTATATCAAAGTCCAAATCCAGAAACAATACCTGAAAGTCCAGAGGAGCTAGAATTGCACATGCAACTTAGTTATAAGCAATCCATAGAAATAGCAGAAGAAGAAGCTATATCAACTGTGTTGGCCCAGAATAAATACGACTTAATAAGACGTAGGATAAACATGGACTTGACTACAATAGGTATTGGAGCAACTAAAACAAATTTTAATCTAGCCGAAGGAGTTACAGTTGATTATGTAGATCCTGCTTATATGGTTTATTCGTATACTGAAGATCCTAATTTTGAAGATATATATTACGTAGGTGAATTAAAATCTATAACAATACCCGAGCTTAAAAAAGAGTTTCCTAATATTTCAAAAGAAGAATTAGATAGAATTCAAAAAATGCCAGGTAATAGATCATACGTAACTGGTTGGGGTGATTATGACGAAAACACTGTTCAAGTGTTGTATTTTGAATACAAAACATATCACAATCAAGTTTTTAAAATAAAACAAACAGATCAAGGTTTAATGAAAGCTTTAGAGAAACCTGATACATTTAATCCACCAGAAAGTGATAACTTTGAAAGAGTATCAAGATCTATAGAGGTTTTATATACAGGAGCTAAGGTTTTAGGAACTGATACAATGCTCGACTGGAGGTTAGCAGAAAACATGACAAGACCTTATGCTGACACTACTAAGGTGGAAATGAATTACGCTTTATGTGCGCCAAGAATATATAAAGGTAGAATAGAATCTCTTGTAAGCAAGTGTATTGGTTTTGCTGATATGATACAGCTTACACATTTAAAATTACAACAAGTACTTTCTAGGATGGTTCCAGATGGCGTCTATTTAGACATGGACGGTTTAGCAGAAGTTGATTTAGGCAATGGTACAAACTATAACCCAGCAGAAGCACTAAACATGTATTTCCAAACAGGTTCTATAGTTGGTAGATCTTTGACACAAGAAGGTGATCTAAATCAAGGTAAAGTTCCAATACAAGAACTTAATAGCTCTAGTGGCCAAGCTAAGATCGCAGCTCTTATACAAACGTATCAATATTATCTACAAATGATACGTGATGTAACAGGACTTAACGAAGCTAGAGATGGCACTACGCCAGATAAAGGTACTTTAGTAGGACTACAGAAGATGGCAGCTAACGCATCTAACGTAGCTACTAGACATATAAAGCAATCAAGTTTGTATTTAACCCTTAGAATAGCTGAAAACATAGCGTTAAAACTAGCGGACGCATTAGAGTTTCCGTTAACTAAAAACGCTTTGCAAAACTCTATATCTACATATAGCGTAAAAACATTAGAAGGAATTGCTGATTTAAATCTTCACGACTTTGGTATATTCTTAGAACTAGAACCAGACGAAGAAGAGCAAGCTAAACTAGAAGAAAACATACAAGTTGCTTTACAACAAGGAGGTATTGATCTTGAAGATGCTATAGACTTAAGGCAGATTAAAAATCTTAAGTTAGCGAATCAAATGCTTAAAATAAAACGTAAGCAAAAAGGTAAACAAGAACAAGCTAATCAACAAGCTAATATAAAAGCCCAAGCTGATGCTCAAGCAGAGACTGCAGAAAAAACAGCAATGGCTGAAGTTCAAAAGCAAGAAGCTATATCAGGTTCTAATGTGCAATACGAACAAGCCAAGTCTCAATTTGAGATGCAAAGAATGCAAGCAGCTGCTCAAATAAAGCAACAAGAAATGCAGATACAGCATCAATACAACATGGAACTCAAGCAGATGGACGTGCAACAGATGCAACAAAAAGAAGATAAAATTGAAAACCGCAAAGATCAAAGAACAAAGATCCAAGCAACTCAACAAAGTGAAATGATAAGTCAAAGGAAAAACGAAACAGCTCCTATAGATTTTGAAAATCAAAACGCTGCTCAGCAGTTTCCAACAGTATTATAACTGTTTATTAATTATTTAATTATATTATATTATGTCAGAACAAAAAACAAATGAACCTGTTAAACAGGAAGGTGAGTTTAAACTTAAAAAGAAAACTCCTAAAAAATTATTAACCCCACAAAGTAACGAACCAACCAAGGTGAATATTAAAGAACCTTTGATTGAACTACCACCAGAAGTTACTAAAGTGTCAATACCTAAAGAAGATGCCATTCAAATCGGAGAAACAAAAGAAGTGGTTGTGGGCGAACAAACCGGAGATAGCCCAGCGATGGGAGAACCTTTACAAGAGTCCAACAAGGATGTTGAAGGGTTTCATCCAATCAAAGAAGTAACAGAATCTGAAGTTAAAAAAGTAGAAGATGAGGTTGTAAAAGCAATTCAAGATGAAAAAATTCTTGGTAAAGCTTTACCTGAAAATATAGAGAAACTAGTTTCTTTCATGGAAGACACTGGAGGAACTATTGAAGACTACACAAGATTAAACGCGGATTATTCATCAGTAGATGAAAATACGTTATTAAAAGAATATTATAAAAAAGCTAAACCTCATTTAGATGAGGAAGAAATAAGTTTTATCATGGAAGATAATTTTTCATTTGATGTAGACTTAGACGAAGAACGAGAAGTCCGTAAAAAGAAACTCGCTAAAAAAGAAGAGATTGCAAAAGCTAAAGGCTTTTTAGAGGAAACGAAAAAGAAATATTACGACGAAATCAAGTTGAGACCCGGCGTAACACAGGACCAAAAAAAAGCTACAGATTTTTTCAATCGATACAATAAGCAGCAAGAAAGAGCAGAGCAACAACACGCACAGTTTAAAGAAAGTACTAAAGAACTTTTCAATGACAGTTTCGAAGGTTTCGATATTAAAGTTGGTGAAAAAAATTATAAGTACAATATTCAAAACCGTGAAAAAGTTGCAGAAAGCCAATCAAGTATTAACAACCTTGTCGGGAAGTTCCTAGACGCAGATGGTAATGTTAGTGACTCGAAAGGTTATCACAAAGCTATGTACGCTGCTGACAATGTAGATAGGATTGCCTCTCATTTCTATGAACAAGGTAAAGCTGACGCTATTAAAGACGTTGTTAACAAATCAAAAAACCCAAGTGATTCTCTAGCTAGAAAATCTCAAGGTGATGTTTTTGTTAATGGTTTTAAAGTGAAAGCAATTAGTGGCACCGATTCTACAAAATTAAGAATTAAAACAAAAAAGTTTAACTAAAAAAACAAAACAAAATGGCTTTAAATCCACAGTTTGGAGGGTTAGTCCCTTCAGGAACTCAGGAGATATTGAACAGTAACTACCTACAATTTAACACGGGTGGTGCAGGTGTAAATGATTTTGCACAACAATATTTACCTGAAATTTACGAACAAGAAGTAGAAAGATACGGAAACCGTACTCTATCTGGATTCTTAAGAATGGTTGGCGCTGAAATGCCAATGACGTCTGATCAAGTAATTTGGTCTGAACAAAATAGATTACACATCTCTTATTCTGGAGTTGTTATAGCTGCTGGTCCAGGTGCTGGAAACGACACGCTTTTAACTATTCAGAATATTTCAGCTGTTGCACCAGTAGTGCAGAATTTAATATCTATTAATGATACTATAGTTGTTTTAAACCCTGTTACAGGCGCAGAAACAAAAGGTATTGTTAGTGATTCTGGAGCTTACGCTGGATCTGGATTAAATCCAGGTGATGTTGTATTCACTGCTTTTGATAACGTAGCTTTCCCAGTAGCAGCTGCTGCCGCAGGTGTTAAAGTATTTGTATACGGCTCTGATTATCAAAAAGGACAAGATATGGCTGGAGCTTTTGTAGGAGGTGTTGCACCTGCTCAAAATGCACCAAGACTATCTGTTGATCCAGTATTAACTCAATACTCTAACTCACCAATCATATTAAGAACTCAATACGTAGTTAATGGTTCTGATATGGCACAAATCGGTTGGGTTGAAGTTGCAACTGAAGATGGAACTTCTGGGTACTTATGGTACTTGAAAGCTGAATCTGAAACTAGATTACGTTTCGAAGATTACTTAGAAATGAGTATGATTGAAGCTGAGTTTAATCAGGTTGCTGCAGGTATTGCTGCTAGTCCAGGATCAGAAGGTTTATTCGCTGCTATCCAGTCTAGAGGTAATGTACAAACAGGATTTACTGCTGCTGCAGGTCTTGATGAATTTGATGCTATCCTTAAGAATTTAGATACACAAGGAGCAATTGAAGAAAACATGCTATTCTTACAGAGACAAACATCTCTTGATTTTGACGATATGTTAGCTTCTATCTCTGGCGGATTTGCTGGTGGTACTGCTTTTGGTTTATTTGAAAACTCAGAAGAAATGGCTTTAAATCTTGGATTTTCAGGATTTAGAAGAGGCTCTTATGACTTCTATAAAACTGATTGGAAATACTTAAATGACGCTTCTACTCGTGGAGGAATCAATGGTATTAACTCAGTTGAAGGTGTATTAATTCCAGCTGGAACTTCTACAGTTTATGATCAAATCTTAGGAACTAATATCCGTAGACCTTTCTTACACGTACGTTATAGAGCTTCACAAGCTGATGACAGACGTATGAAGTCTTGGTTAACTGGTTCTGCAGGTGGAGCATTTACTTCAACTCTTGATGCTATGGAAGTAAACTTCCTATCTGAAAGATGTTTAGTAACTCAAGCTGCTAATAACTTTGTTATATTCAGAGGAATCTAATAATCAACAATAATGTAATTCTTACCCTCGTTGTATTTACGGGGGTAATTATTACTTTTATAAACTATTTAATTATATTATATTATGGCTAAACAAGCTAAAGCAGAAACTGTTGAGGTTGCAACTCAAGAAGTAGTTACAAAAGTAGCTGCACCAAAAGAACCAACAAAACCTAGTTGGGAAATAAAAAATAGAACTTATTATTTAAAGGGAACTAAAACACCTTTGACGTATACAATTCCAGGAAAGCATACTAGAAAACATGCTTTACTTTATTTTGACGAAGAGTCTGGTAAGCAAAGAGAAATAAGATATGCAACAAATCAAGATTCGCCTCTTGTAGATGAACAAAAAGGTGAATGTACTATGGGTCATATCAGATTTGATAAAGGAATGCTTGAGGTAGATAAATCTCAGCAAAATTTACAAAAATTATTATCTTTATACCACCCTTTAAAAGATAAAGCATATCAAGAATACAGCGCTGTTGAAGAAGCTGTTGATCAATTAGATATTTTAACTCATCAGGTTACAGCGTTAAATGCTGCTATTAGTATGGAAGTAGATCACGCCGAAGCAATTTTAAGAGTAGAATTAGGATCAAAAGTAAATGAAATGAGTTCTAAAGAACTTAGAAGAGATTTACTATTATTTGCTAGAAATAATCCTAGTTTATTTTTATCTTTAGCTAATGATGAAAACGTACAACTTAGAAATGTTGGAATTAGAGCTAGTGAATTAGGAATAATAAAATTATCTTCTGATCAAAGATCTTTTACATGGGGATCAAACGGTAGAAAATTAATGAATGTTCCTTTTGATGAAAATCCTTATTCAGCATTTGCTGCTTGGTTGAAAACCGATGAAGGAGTAGAAGTTTATAGATCTATAGATAAAAAACTATAAAAACAAGTGATACTAATATAGGGCGGTTACGGCCGCCTTTTTAGTATATTAAAAATAAAAAAAAATGGCAGTAAGTGTAAATACAGTATATCAAACAGTCTTGTATATAATAAACAAAGAACAAAGAGGTTACGTAACTCCATCAGAATTTGCTAGCTTAGCAACTCAAGTTCAAGATGAAATATTTATATCTTATTTTCCAGACGGAAATCAAGTAAACCGTCAAAATCAAAGAAATACTCAAAACGATACAGAGTTCTTTAACATGTTTAAAGACATTGCTTATAAGTTATATCCTTTTGAAAAAGACGCAGTGTTTTCTTACGACACTACTAATGATGGATTTGTGTACACAGGTCCTGGTGAAGTGTTTAAACTAGGTCAAATAATATCTACTTATAGCACTACTAATCCAATATACAATTCTATAACAGAATTAGCCAGTAAAAGTGATTATTCAGAAATAACTAGATCTAAACTAACCACTCCCACTAATCGTTATCCAATTTGCTTCACAACAAACGCTGTAATATCTCCAAGCGTAACTAGTCAGTTGTTAGTAAAAGTATCTCCTACTCCAAACGTATTAACAATAAATTGTTTATTTAAACCCTCTACTCCAAGATGGGATTTTACTATTGGTAATCTTGGTCAATACTTATTTAATCCAGTTGGAGGAACAGCTTCTACTAGTGTAGATTTTGAATTAGATGTATCAGAGAAAAATAATTTAGTAATAATTATTTTAAAATATTGTGGTATAATAATAAACGATCCCACTATAATTCAAGTTGCTGAACAAGAAGCTCAAAAAGCTTCAAATAATGAAAAAGCTTAAAAAATGGGATTAATAACAGAAACAAATCAACAATATTACGCAGGTTCTCAAAATTTTAGAGGCAATGTAGCAAATGATCCTAATCAAACTTTTATAACAACTTTTGATACGGACTTAATACTAGGATCAATCAATAGTTGGGATCCTTCAGATGTAAATTATGTAACAAATAATTTTAAATTATATATTAGCGCTAGTGGACTAGCTGGAACATGGAGTGAGTGGATTACTGATATGAAAGTTGTTGGTAATACTATAGAGCTTGTGGCTGCTCCAGGAGCTAGTGTTTATGTTGTTGTGCAACTAAAGTCACTTACCGGTGGTCAGTATGGTAGCACAGATATAGAAAAAGCATTTGGACAAGTTGTTGAAAATAACTACGGCGAATACTCTTACATAAGACTAGGTGATGTTATAGACAATTACATGGTTGGTTACGTTGGTGATGGTAAAATAATTCAAACAGCTAAAAAATCCGACGTGTTATTCTTTGCTAAAAGATCATTGCAAGAATTTAGCTATGATACTTTAAAAAGTATACACTCTAGTGAATTAACAATACCTGAATCACTGTCTTTGGCAATGCCTCAAGATTACGTTAACTATGTTAGAATGTCTTATATAGATCAGCTAGGTGTTAAAAGAATTATATACCCAGCAAATAATTTAACTATAAACCCTTACAATACTTTTTTACAAGATAAAGTAGGTTCACCTGTGCAAGACAGTTTGGCTGAAAACTTAGAAGGCACGTCTATTACAGAAGAAAGATGGGGACAAGCTAACGATAGATTAATAAATGGTCAGTTTTTTAATGATGGTTTTATTAATGGAGATGGATATTTTGGAAACGCTAGCGGTGCTCTTGGTTGGGGAAGACAATATGGTCTTGATCCACAATATTCTCAATCAAATGGTTGGTTTGGCATAGATGAAAGAGAAGGTAAATTTACTTTTTCTAGTAACTTAATAGGTAGACTAATAGTTTTAGAATATATTTCAGACGGATTAGCGTATGATTTAGATACTAAAGTTCCTAAGTTAGCAGAAGATGCTATGTACAAAAGCATATCTTACAATTTAATAGCTAACAGAGCTGGACAACAAGAGTACGTAGTTCAGAGATTTAAAAAAGAAAGATACGCTGCTTTAAGAAATGCTAAAATAAGATTATCTAATATAAAAATAGAAGAGATCACTCAAGTTATGAGAGGTAAATCTAAATGGATAAAACACTAAAATCAAATGAACAAGTCTAAAAATACTTTCTTAAAGTCCAAGATGAATAAAGACTTGGACGCTCGCATACTTCCTAATAACGAATACAGGGATGCTATAAACGTGCAGGTAAACAAATCAGAAGGAGCTAATGTTGGTTCTTTAGAAAATGTTTTAGGAAATTCTAAGGTTGCAGATGCTCAAGTTTTAACTGGATCCGCTAATCTTTATTGTATTGGTTCTATTGAAGATGAAGCTTCTGGTATTGCTTATTTGTTTTTTACAAACTGGAGTGATGTTCAAGGTCAAAAACCTAACAGCTACAGTCCTTCGGCTAAAAACTATATACTTGCTTTTAATTCACAAGACACAACCGGAAATCCATTGACTATATTGGTTCAAGGTGGTTTTCTTAATTTTTCTCAAACACGTCCAGTGCATGGTTTAAGCATAGTTGAAAACTTATTGTTTTGGACAGATAATAGAAACCAACCTAGGTGCATAAATATTAGTTTAGCAAATCCAAATAGACTCGCAACACCTACGCATTACACTAACGAAGATCAAATATCTGTTGCAAAATATAATCCCTACAAATGTATAGAGCTTTATGCTGAAAGCAAATTAACAACTTCAGCAACTCCTCAATACGAAACAACCATGAAGGATGTTACAAGTAAAAATTTACCCAACGGTGGTAATGGATCTTTGAACGCGTCTGTAACAACTGGCGCCACAAGTATATTTGTAAAAAACTTTATTGGAGACATACTTTTAGACGGAAACATACAAAATCCGTATAACACTGGCTCTAGTGTTTCATACGTTGATGCTCTTGGTGTAGTTCAAACTATACCTAGTCTATTGGTAGAAACAGCAACATATGATGATACAGGAGCTACACCTACTTGGGAGTTAACTTTTGCTAGTGGTCTAACGTTTACCGAAAACTTACCTAGCAATACTGTTATAATACTTAATGTGAATCCTTATTATAATCCTGAATTTGCAGGTGATCCAACTTATTTAGATGATAAGTTTGTTAGATTTGGATATAGATTTAAATTTGAAGACAGTCAATATTCTTTATTTTCTACCTTTACTCAAGCTGCTTTTATACCTAAGCAAGATGGTTATTTTATGTACGTTAATACTCCTAATTTAAAAGAAGTAAACAATGAATCTGAGACATTAAGAAGTACTATAGTTAGTTTTGTTGAGAACAAAGTAGACGACATCAAGTTAAGAATACCACTTCCATACGCTAATTATAGCATGCTAAACTCTTTAAAGGTTACTGCTATAGATATACTTTACAAAGAATCAGATCAACTACCTATTAAGGTTGTGGACACTGTAGATTCTACAACTCTATATAATTCTTCTGGTATAGCAAATGTAAAAACAACAACAAGCGCGAGTGTTAACGTAAATGTTGATGGCATACTGGGTGGAATACAAGTTGGTAGTTATGTGACTGGTTTTGGAATTACAACAAACGTGACAGTGGTAAGTTACACGCCAGACAATCCAAGTGTCTTACCTAGCACTTCAGGTAGGATTGAACTTAGCTCGGTACAAACTTTAATAGCTGGCGTTAAACTAACAATAGGGGAACCTAATTACCACGTTTACAATTACCAATCTAAAAAACCGTTTAAAACTTTACCGGAAAAAGATTTAATAAGAGTTTACGACAAAACACCTGTTAGAGCTCTAGCTCAAGAAAT